ATGCTTTGCTCCGTCGTCCGCACCCACCACCTCGGCCAGAAGCGCCGGGACAATGACCCCGCGCCAGCCGTGACCGGCACCGTGCGGATGTACTCGATCACGCGCGAGGACTTGCGGCGTCAAGTTCGCATCATGACGATGGACGGCCTGGCCAAGTTCGGCGCGACCGCGAAAGGGCCGATACCCGACCTGCTGGAGCCGGAGTTGCTCACCTTCTGTTCTGACAGGGGGATGATGGTCTGCGGCTTCGAAGAGATCGACGGCCGGCGCTATTACCAGGGGTGGTGGCTAACGTGGACCGGCGTGTGACCCTCCCACAGTGCGCGACCATAATAGGAGGCCAAGATTTGACGTTGAAAGTGGCACAATGAATCCGCCCGCGAGCGAGTGCACGCTTCTAACCGAAATGCCGCCTCGCCCCTCCAACTATCTGAGGAAGTTATCGTGATTGGAGTTGCACCGGAGGACAGACCGATTACTTCAGAAGTTGCCCGATCCCTTGCGATTAAGTGGTCCATTGCCCATGGGGAGGACACTCTTCGAATGGTGCAATTTGCGGAGAATGTTCTAGCCGAGGCCGATAAGCATCGAGGGCTGAGCGCCGCTGACCTAATTACACATCTTGAGTGGTTCAAGAGAAATTCGGCTGCCACGATAGAAGCTTGGCGCGAATACGAACTCAGCCAAGATCAACGACGCGACGTTTGGATTCTGGAGGCGGTAAAACATATCGCCATTGCAAACGTGGCCGGCGTGGCCGGCGCGACAGCGCTATTGGCTGGCCGGGGCGAAAGCCAGATGGCTAGCTATTCCGTAATCGCATTCGGAGTCGGCCTCCTCGCGGCAATTGTCGACTTCGCATCTAACGCGGAGGCTCATCATCGCCGAGCCAAAGATTCCCGTGACAGAATAAGTGCCGCTCGTGCCGCCAAATCTTGGAAGGATCTGATCGATAACGAAACAGCGTCGTCAAGCAACCGTAGGCGTCCTGGGGCAAACTTTGTTGTGGGCGCAGCCGCCTGCGGTTGGTTTGGCGTATTCTGCGCCATAACTGGGATCACATTTCTTGCTCTCAGTGCAATTGGCAGCGCCCCTACGGCTCCCCAGGCTGTTTCAGCTGGACCGCTGCAGGGCGTTGCAACGCACGAATGTAGTCCTGCAGACCATTCACCTGGTCAGCCCATCGAGCAGCATCTTTTCCCAACTGCTCATATCGCCCGACACACGATCCAATAATTCCAATCCAGTCGGGGCCGGCTGCATCAGGTCCGCCGCTGGCGCTGGCAGCTTCGGTGTCCCGCTTGGCGAGCTGGCGCAGCAGCCCGTCAATGCGGCCACGCTGAGCGGCAACAGTCTTTTCAGCAGCTTCTCGCGCCAGCACGGCGCCGCGATGTTTGGCATCAGCACGATCTCTTTCCTCCTGCCACGCGCGCTCGATGGCCGCTTGGCGCTTCTCGATTTCTATCTGCCTCGCGTCGCCGCCAGCGCGGTACTGTTTCGCGCCGTGGGCATTCCAGGCGATGACGCCACCCGTTATTAGCAACGCGCCAACCACGCCAGCCGTGGCGTAGCCCTTCCAGCCGGTCAGCGCCTTGGCGGCGGCGATCATGCCCGCCCCTTCCAGTCGCGAGGAATCTGGAAATGCGGGCCGTCCTTGAACGTTCTCCAGTCGCCGCCCCACTCGACGGGCACGCCCACATCGGCCGCGCAGGCCTTGACCACGGCGGCCAGATCAGCAAACGCCTGCCAGTTGTTCCAGGGAATCGCACCGCCCACCAGCGGCGCCAGGTCAACGGCGTGGCCCAAGCCATCGGCTTGAGGCAGATGGTAGCTGGCCATGGTCTGGCTGGTCCCATTCGTCACGTACTTGCGCTGCTGGGCCAGCGTGCGCACGCCTTCCACCACCATGAAGTCCACGGCCGTGCGCTCGATCGCCAGCTTCACGACGGCGACTAGATCGGGATGCACACCGATCAGGCGCGTCAGACTTCTCTGTGAAAGTTGAAAGTGGTTCATTGCTTGGGGCTCCTGATATGTTTAGCCGTCACTGCGGCCACGTAGAAGGCGGCAGAGGCCGCAAGCGCGGCATCGCCTGCGCTGGCCCAGCCGGAAATGAAAACGCGACACGCCGCGCCGGTCGCCGTAAGGCAGACGGCCGACAAGCCGATCCGCTCCAGCGTCGTGTCCTTGATGCTGCGCGCGAAGACGGCCAGCCCAGCGCCGCCGGCCACGACCAGCCAGCAGACGAACGCCAAGACCGCCCACAAGGTGAGGTAGATGGTGCTGTCCATGTCACGCCCCTTTGCCGCGCACGCGGTCTATGACGGCTTGCCACAAGGCCCCCACGGGTGCAGACTGCACGGCCTCCCACGCGCGCGACACGATGGCCATGCCGAACATGCCGGTAAGGAAGCCGGCCAGCCCCTCGGGGATGCCCAGCATGAGCGAGAGGTACGGCGCCGTGTAATAGGCCACCAGCGAGCCGCTGATGGCCATGCTGAGGCGCGCCGGCCACGAGCCCTGCAGATATCGCATGGACACCGCCGCGCCAAGCACGCCGGCGAACTTTGCCGCAAAGGCGTCGAAGTCTTGGATATTCAATCGCGTCCCCTACAGACGAAAAAAAACCCGCCGAAGCGGGCATGAAAAAACCGCCCGAGGGCGGTTGACTTGTCAGTTTTATTTCACGCGGGCGATAGTGGCATACCGGCTGACACCGCCGCTTGTTCACGACGATTTTTGTACATCCGAATGAACGGATACTCGATGGCAAACGATGCAACTATTGACGCCGCGAAACTGAAGATCAGATATGACGTCCACCCGAACGACAACTGAATAATCAAATAGTGCGTCAGGTACAACGGGTAAGCCAATCTAGCAATGACGTTGACGGGAACACACGACCACGGCTTGTCATACACCCCGTACACGATGGCCGCAAAGATCGCTGCCAATAGAGTCGGAAAGAATACCGCTTCCCAAGTCAGCAACGCCATACTGGGAAAATGATCCGCTTTCGGGATATTCCAAATGTGATGACTGATGAAGGCGAGGCCAACCAGGCCGGCTAGCAAGAATAACCAGCGAAAGGCGCCATATCTCCGGTGCACGGCATAGGCGACTGCCACCCCATACAGCAACTCGTCGTAGTGGAAATACGGTCGCAAATAATAGACAAAATGCCAGGCGGCATCGTCCGGATTGAGCCGGGATGCGATGTCTGACCGAATCCAAAGGAACGCGCCCGCAACGGCGATGAGCCCCACCCACACAATGCGCAACTTGAAGAAAACAAAGAGGACTACGGGGATGGTGATGTAAAACGCGACCTCCACCACCAGACTCCAAGTAACGGGGTAGGCGGGCAAGAGCAGCCCCCAAAAGTCGTATGCCAATGTTTGCAAGAATGAAAAATGCAGGCCAGCAATAACGAATAGAGTCTCTGAATCGGCAACAAAGCCCCAGTGCCACAAGTTAAACAGGTACAACGCCACGGCCACAACGTACAGCGGGTAGATACGGAGGAACCGGCTGGCAAAATATTCCCGATACGAAAACCGCTTCGCTTCGAACGCCTTAAGAAGGATGGCGCCGATAAGAAAGCCGGACAGGATGAAGAACAGATTCACCCCCGTCCAGCCCGTTCGGAAAAGCGATGCATCGAAATGCCACAGGACCACCACTGTGATCGCAATGGCGCGAAGCAAGTCTAAACCTTGATACTTGCTGTTCGTCGTCAGGTAGTGCCACCACTCTATTGAATAGTCCCTCAACCCCATGAGATCCGCTCCTTCGGTTTTTTATGGCGGGAAGTCTACCAAATCGATAAAAAGATTGTCGCAAAGCGCCAGTATCCCTCCCTCTGGTCAGCTCGCAATTTCATCGGGGCCGGCAGGCTGCAGTAGTTCATCCCGCCTTTCGGGCGATAGCAGACCCTTTGCAACATACAGGTCGATGCCGGCCGACACGCTAGGATCTTCAATGTTAATAAATTCGGCGCGGTTGAAATCGTCGTAAACCAAGCCAACCTCCATGTCCACCAACTGGGCTTGCCGCACGGCGACCTGCTCCTCGAAGGTAAATCTCTTTATGTACTCTCGCGGAGAGAACCGGACCCGCAGAAAATCCTCCTTCGACGGCGCCTTGAACTTCCCGTCAACGTACGAATAGCCGGGCTGGACTCCCTTCGGAGAGGCCAGCCACATCAAATCCGGATGGAACCTGTCCGCCGGGTCGATCTCAGTCACCTCAACCACAACGCCGCTCTCAACTCGTGCCCACATATTCATCACCATTCGATAAGTACAAAACCATCGCCGCCCTTACCGCCGACAGCAGTCGCGCCGTAAGCAGACCCGCCTGAACCGCCTGCCCCCTGAAATCCAGAGCCACCACTAGCACCTGCATTTCCGGACCCGGTGACGTTGGGGGCCGTGTTGCATGATCCGAAGTAGCTTCCGCCTCCCAGCCCGGAAACTGCGAACACACCGTCCCGTATGGCGCCGATGTTGCCGGCACCGCCGGTAATGCCGAAGTCGGAGCCAGCCGTAGTCGCAGCACCCGCCCCACCGTTTGCAGGACCATCGTTACCGGCACCGCCGCCTAGCCCGCCCGAAGCGCTGCAGAAAGATCCGAACGAGCTGCTACTACCGTTTGCGCCTGGCGCATTTGCAACGCCGCCGGCACCACCGGCTCCGATCGTGACAGTGACCGCACTCACCCCCCCTAAGCTCAGCAGCCTGACAGCGGTCGCACCGCCTCCGCCACCGCCGCCCACTGCGCCTCGGCCCGCAGTCGCATACGCGCCGCCGCCACCGCCACCGCCGCCGATAACGGTCACCCGTACCCGCGCTACGCCACTCGGCACCGTCCACGTATAAACCCCAGCACCGCTGTATACACGAGCCCCTCGAATGGGGAACAGCTGAGGAATCGAAGAAGGCGTCAGAGCCTTTAAAGTTTCATTGCCGGCTAGAACTTCGGCGGCCGTCGCGATCCGAACGAGACCTCTCCGCGCCTCATTAGCGGTTAGGTATGAAAGCGCAAGCGGTGTCACCGCTTTATCGTCGTTTTGGCCTTGAATAGTCTCATCGGCAGTGGCGAGTTTCATGAGGCCATAACGATCTTGGGTCGCGGGTGGCGTCCGCGCGGCAAGCAAATTCATAATCGCCACATACAGCTGATCGTCGACGCCTTCGGCCGGCTCAATACCAGCCCCCCGCAAGACGCCGAGAATTTCTTCGGTCACCGCATTGCCCCATTCCGCGGGGATTAGCGAACCGGGCAGCCCAGCTATTGCATCCTCGTTCACGAACTTGCCACTCACGAGGCCAATACCCGGAACACTTTTTGGATAATCCATCCGATACCTCACTGATATTCAAAAATTACGTGCGTGTGGGCGGGCTTGTACCGCCGCACTATGCACTCCACGATATTGTTCGGGTTACTTCCAAACCGCTCACCCCACTGGGTTACGCCGAACCGAGCCCCGCCAGCCCGGCGCGCGCCGAGATGGAACTTCCATAGAAACTGCTGCCGACGCGTGCCAAACCGGTCACGGCCGAACATCGACCGACCGAACCGCGGCGCCCGGTATTCCTCAATCCAGGCATCGGCATAACCGAGCTTCTTCGCAATCTCCACGAAGTACGCGGCGTCCTGCCGGCCGGTTTCGCTAAACCGCCGCACGACCTCCGCTCGCCGCTCAGCAAACCCGCCATCCGGGCCGAGGCAAGCATCAGGCAATCCCAGGACTCGCTCCCAATCTGGGAGCAGCTCGCGAACGCCGGACGGCACCATCTCCAAGCGCAGATCCTCCGCACGGGCGTCCACCCGCGCGAACTCGAGGGCGACGGCTTCGAGTACCGCAACAAGCTCCGGTACGGCTTCGACGTCCCAAGCCGGGCCCGGAGGCAGAAGGGCGAGGAGCTGCGAGCTGTAATCCTGCTCCGACCTCACAGCCATTCGACACCCCCGAACGTTGGCAACTGATGCTCCGCCGGCACCACGTCGGCCGCCGGAGCCACGAGACGGTGATCCTCTTCGCCGGGCGTTGCGCTAATGGCCTCCCCGATATGCGTCCAGAGAAGCCGTTGCCCCAAGTCCGCCTCCCTCAGATGCAGATCGCGGAGCGCCGCCTCCACCCTTGCGCGAAGCATCGCGCTATCCGGCGTCAGCGCGATCCGATACTGGACCGGTAGCGGCTGCGGGGCGAGGACATACACCTCCGCAGTAACCGGCCGCTTTGCCTCCAAGTGCGCCTGCACGGCGTCGATAGCCTCCGCGCCCGGTATTGGGTCGGCATCGTTGTCTCGTACGAAGAACACCGCGACAGTGCCTAGCCCCAGATGATTGCCACGCGCCCATGCGCGCGTCACGCCCGGCACCTCCATAGCCCAACTTTCGTAGTCCTCCTCATCGCCGCCGTGCGGCACGCGGCGAAAGTCCGCAATCACACGAGCCCGCCACGCCTCGAGGCGCTCCTCGTCGGTCCCGGCCGTCAGCCCACCGGCCGCAACCTCGCCCTGGTCTTGGACCCCGACATTCGGCGACACCAAGGACAGCGGTAGCCCGGCCGGCGCGTTACCAGCCACACCGGCCACCACGGCACGGACGGGTACGGTTTCGCGATCGGACCCGAATACGACAGTCTGCGTCGTGCGGTACTGGCGACCATCCTGCGCCTGGAGCAGCGCGCCGGCGTCGAGCACCGAATGGACCGCGCCGCGCATGACCACACCGCCAACAGCGCTCGAGGCCGGCGTCCTTGGTACCACCTTCATCGCCGCCCAGCGCGCAAGCACGTCCTCGTCGCACGTGTCGGGCAGGACCTGCCGAGACAGCCATCCGAGGAATCCGTAGAGCCCATACGTCGCCCCTGCATGGCAACGCGATAGAACGTGTTGATCGGAACGGCGCAGTGCCGTGTCAGCCAGCGCGGTCAAATCGCTTTCCGCGCGAGTGACCAAGACCGGTAGCGAAGGAATTTCAAAAGGCATTTGTTATCACCTGCCATATATCGTTGAAGTCCGCGAGCAGCTCCCTCGCACCATCGGCATGCACTCCGACGACGCGCATCGCCAGTCGCTCTCGCCCCTGCCGCTCCGCCTCGATCTCAACCCGCGTCAAGATTCCGTCGTCGATCATCCATTGCAGGGACTCGTGCGCATACGCGATTGCGTCCAGGCGCGTCTGCTCCGTCAGCGTGCGGCGCCGAAGCAGCCACAAACGCGACCCGATGCGATCGTCAGTGCTCGCCGGAAAGGAGTCACCCCACCAGCCCTGCAGGTCCGCGTCGTCGACCGGGTCGCTATCCAGTGCCCGCCGCCATGTGAATAGGCTGATAACGACCGCCCGCCCGAGCGGGGTAGTCACCCCAGATACGTATCGAATGTCCATCAGACCGGCCCCCCGCTCGTGCCAGCACCAGGCTGCACATCCCTATGCCGATGGCCTTGGACGCTGGTCTGGCCGGCGACAATGTCCTGTTCGGCCTTGATGCTTCCCGATGCCGAAACAACCTCTGCATTCAGCACGATGCCTTCTGGCGCGTTCAGCTCGCAGCGTTTGGCGTTCAGTCGGAAGACCTCCGTAGTGACCTCGACGGTCCGCCCGCGTTTAAGCACAACCGAATCGCCTTCGTCTGAGTAAATGGCGACCTCGCCGGCCTCGAGCCCTACGAGCCTGTACCTCCGATCAGCCGCACAGATAACAAGGCCATGCGATCGGTCTCCGCCGATAAACGCGACCACAGTCTCCGCACCAGGATGCGGGTGAGATGTCCATCCATACGGTTCAAAGTGCTCGACGTCGCCCTTTACCTCTCCCGCAGTAAGCCGCACCTGGAGTGCCTGCAGCTTGCGCCCAGCATCTACCACGGCCACCACACCACGGGCCACAACATTGCGCACCGCATTACCCAAGGCGCTCATGATTATTCCTCCCAATCTTCGGGCAACAGGTACTCGAAGGCGTCACCGCCTTTACCCTTCTTGCGCTTTCTTCCCTTTTTATGCGTGGGCTCCGGGATATACCCTTCAGGCGGCGCCAAGGTCATACGCGACACCATGCCGCCATCCCCAAGCACATAGGAAACTTCGACGATGAGCATGTCCCGATCGAATCCAATCAGATCGTCCCGCACCCTCGCGACGAGGTTTGCCCGCCATAGCGAGCCATCGCTCTGCCGCCACCCCTGGACCACATACGACACTTTCAGCGCCCGACTCAGCCGGTAATCCCGCTCCCACTCGACGCGGCGCTGCGCCAGCGCCGGCGTGAGCTGCCCGCTCGGATTTACCTTGAGCATCCGGCGGCGCTCGACACGTCCGTCGGTCACGCGGGCGGACACTTCAGACGCGGCAGCCGCGAACTCGTCATCAGAGCCTGACCGCTGTCCGACGCACCGGTACTCGGAGTACAAGTTCGCGAAGTCGAGCGCGGCGTCACCCTCCTTGATGTTCTGGCCCAGGATCAGGGCATCGGCCGCCCGTCCTTCACTGCCTGGCCGAGCCATCACCAACCGGCCGCGCCCGTCATCGGTCGCGAACAGCTCAGACAAACTGAGAAGCCGGTCGATCGACTCGAACACCGTTTCCGTCGGCTCGACGCTATGGTCCGCGACTACGGCCCCGTCGCGAATCTCATCGACCACCGCGACACCGTACGAGCCGGCCAGCGCTCGCACGATCTCCGCCACGGACTGACCGCGCCATTGCCCCGGCTTTTCGTCCACCGTGCAATCAATCAAATCCGCCGTGAGAGACCGCCCCGTAACCGATACGGTCACCTCCGTAGCGGAGTACCGGATCGGCGTCGCAAAGACATAGCCGGTCAGCACCAGATCTCGCCCGATCCTGACCTCACAGCGCGCTCCCTGTCGTATTCGCACCGGCTGCTCAGCACTTCCCGGCCACCGCCACGTAACGGACAGCGAGAAGTCCCGCGCGAGCCGTTCAATGCCGGCGCCTATCTGTATCTCCTTCCATCCGTTGTAGTCCTGGCCATCGACCGTCAGCGTCACCACATTCTCTGGATCAACCTGTTCCGCCACGTCCACCCCCAATCAGCACAAGTTCGCGCGCGGGCAAAAACCCAGGGTGCTGGACCCGGTTGCGCGTCACGATTTCGCCCGCACGCGTCGCGTCGGCGTATTCCCGGTACGCCAGGACGAGCCCGGGCATAACCGCGACCGGCGAATAATTCTTCAGCCGCAGCCCCCTTAGGCCGACTGCATCCAAATGACGGCCTGCGGCCTGGCGGGCGGTCGCGAGCGCTTCGTAATGCTCGGGCGGCGCCTCCAGGGCGGCGCTCCAGATCGCCGCCTTCAACTCATCCCGTACGCTCCGGACGTCATCCACGACCGGTAGGTCGCGCGCCTGGTCGCCGAGCATCGTCTCCGCCACCTCGAGGCCGTTGCTTGCATCGACCAGCACGGCCTGCTGCTTTGCCGAGTCGACCGCAACCATCGCAGACGGGCGCCTCGGCGGGCTACCTGTCGGAAGGACCGACACATCGCGCACGGCGTCCACTATCAACGCATCCCGGGTCAGATCCACAATCCCGCCCACCAGCGCGGCGGTCACCGGCTCATTGGTGCGGTTCACGCCGGCCAGGCCGCGAGCCGCATCGCTCTTGCCGAAAACGCCCTGCAGGGAGATCAGCCCGCCGCCCTTCGCAGAACTGCCGAAGCCGCCGAATTCCCTCGGCACTTCGTTCACGAGCGAGAACAGCATCGCGGCAAACTTGTCGGGCGCCGTCACAATGTCCGAGTAAACCTGCTGGACCGTCTGAAAGGCGGATCGCAACGGCGACGTCGTCCGGTCGAGGAAGCCGCGTACCTCGCTCAGCGCTCCAAGGACGACCTTGGATTGGGCCTTAGCCATATCAAGCGCGCTCGTGACGTCCGAGAATCGCGACAGTGCAGACGTCTGCACGCCGGAAGCCGCCAGGTCGGCGCGTACCGCCGAATTAGCCGTGCCCACCGGGAAAGCGGTCGCGGCACCCTTGATGAATTCGAGATCGAACCGGACCACGCCGCCCTCAGACTCCGAGTGCGAAACCTCGACGTTCGTGCAGACCACTTCCACACGCCCATACCAGGGATGTACCAGCTCCCCGGCGCCAGGATCTTCAAGCACCTTCAGCAATGCGTCTCGCTGATTGAAGCAATCAGGGCCTGCAACCCACGCCACCATTTTGTAGTTGCGTGTCGCGAGGCCCATGTCTTCGACCATCGGTACATCCCGCTTCGGATACTCGTGGAGCACTGTGCGTCTACCGCGCCGACCACTGTCCGCATCAACAAGAAACGGCACGCCGCGAAAGGACGCCTTTTGCTTTTCTTCTTTCCAGCTCATATCAGCCCACCTCACCCAGCGTTCGATAACCGACGGATGGGCTAACGCTCAGGCCGGATTGATTGGTCTTCACGCTTTCCACCCTCATACCCTGCGGTGCCCCGTCGAAACGAATGCGCAAGTCTCCATCCAGCTTGGCCGGTTGAACAGCGCCGGCCGAAGACGCCAGGCCGGCGCCGCCGCCGCTCTCACGAGCAGCCTCATACGCCGCCATGCTCTCGCCTATCCCGCGTCCCACCAGCCCGCCTGCAGCTGGCCCTGCCACGTCGGCGCCAGCTGGCGGAGCAGCGGGCTTTGAATCTCCACCGCCGAACACCCCGCCGACCTTGTCTTTGAGCCATTGCAGGCCTCCCGTAATCGGCTCGATGTAAGCCTTGACGCGCTCCCATAGGTTCTTAAACCAATCCACGAGCGGCTCCCAGTTCTTCATTACCAGGCCGAGCGGCGTCGCGTTCAAGAAGGCCCCTTTCAGCCCTTCCCAAGCCACCGACGCGCCCGCAACGACTGCCGTCCAGATCCCGTCAAAGAATCCCGTCACCGTCGACCAGACGCCCTGTATTCCCTGCCATGCGGCATTGCCCCAGTTCTCGATACTGCCCCACAGCTCGCGAAACCACGGACCAACCGTGGACCAATTGGCGAGCAGGAAGCCCGCCGCCAACGCCATCCCCCGGACGACCATGCCGAGCGGGCTCATCGCGACAACGGCGTTGAGCGCCTTCATCGCAAACGCTGCGCCGACCATCGCCACGCGGATCGCACCGAAGGCCAGCGCAGCACCCAAGACACCCTTGACGAGCCAAGGATTCAGCTGGATCAGACCGGTCACCCGATCAATCATCGGACCCGCCGCACCGATAAAGCCGTTGATGGGCGGCAGGAGCGTCGAGCCGATGGCGTTCCCAAGCGCAACAGCTCGGTTCTGCAGGAGCTGGATGTTGTTGGCCGTCGTCGCTGCTCGCGCCTCGTACTCTTTGTTCATCGAGCCGGCATACTCCGTCTCGGCGGCGACGTTGGCGAGGTTGCGCTTGAGCAGGTCCAGGTTGTTCAGCATCGGGGCAATCGCGCCGATGGATTCACGCCCGAACAGTGACTGCAGCACGGAGGCCTGCTTCGTCTTATCGACCTTACTGATCGCGGTCAGGATGCGCACGATCGTTCCCTGCGCGTCCTTCTGCATGTCAACGGCGACCTTCTTTGCATCCATGCGCAGCGCCTTGAACACCTGCTGCTGTTGCTTGGTTGCGGAGGCGCCCGAGGTGAGTGTCAGCATGAAATTCTTCATGCCGGTCGCTGCGACCTCCTCCTGCACGCCCATGCCGGCCAACGTCGCGCCCATCGCCGCAATTTGCCCAGACGCCAGCCCTGCAACTTCACCCAGCGGACCAATGCGGGTCACGATCGACGAGATCTGCTTCGCGGAGGCTGGCCCGTTGTTGCTGAGATAGTTGATCTTGTCGGCGAGCGCCACGACCTCGTCCTGCGTCATGCGAAATGAGGTGCGCCACTTCGCCATCATGTCGCCCGATTCCTCAGCGGTGCTGTCGAACGCAACCCCCATCTTGACGGCGTCCTCCGCGAACCGGGTCAGCTCTCCCCTCGCGAGGCCGGCCTGCCCGCCCGCGGTCACAATCGCAGCGATATCCTTCGCTGCCATCGGGAGCCGCGTTGACATGCGGATGACGTCTTGGCCCATCTCCTTAAACTGCGTCGGCGTGTCGAAGTCGACGACCTTGCGCACGTCGGCCATGGCCGATTCAAACTCGATCGCCGCCTTCGCGCCCGCGATGAACGGTGCCGCAAAGGCACCGCCTTGCGCGATATCACCCAGGCTAAAGCCCTTCGCGAGACTGCTCGATTCGAGCGTCTTGCGAAACCCGGCCACGTTCTTTCGTGCGCCAGCAAGTGTGGGCGACAGCTTGTCGACGCCCGTAATCAACGCCTTTAGCTGGAACTTTTCTCCGGCCATGTGTTATCCCTCCTGCTGCCCTCGCGACTGCGCGATTCGATCGCACTCCTGCGCCTGCTCGAACAGCAGCTCGAGCGGGCGGGACATGGTCACTTCCGGGTCTATCCGCCAGAAGTACGCGACGTTGTAGACGAGGCGCCGGAGCTCGCCGTAGTCTGCGACTCCGAACCCAAGAAAAAACCAGCCACCTTCCAGGCCAACGCGTTGAAGTCGGTGAGCTCAAGCTGATCGACAGCGCCAAGCGGGATGCCGGCCATACGCACGATGTACTTGGACGCCGCGTCCGCGTCGATGCGCACCGACTCATCGGTCGCAACGTGGTACGGGAGCGCCTTAACGGCGCGAGCATCAGCCGGTGTCAACTTACGCAGCGTGAGAGTCGTCAGCTCTTCGTTGTGGGCCTTGATCGGGCTGGACAGCGGGTATTCTTCCGTCATTGCCAGACTCCTTTCACGCCGTCGAACTGCAGCTGCACCTTGCCGTCATCGCCGGTCGATACCGGTTCGCCCACCTGGTAGGCCTCCGACAGAACATACGTACGCCCGTTCTTGAATTCGCAGGTCACGGTCATGCTCGTCGCGTCCTGCAGCTTCTTCAACGAAAGCGCCGGCGTATGCAGCGCATCGACCTTCAGGTAAGGGATTCGATCCGTTTCCGAGTAATACCCCGGGCGCAGACTTTCCCGCGTGACGTCCGTGGTCGGCGCTTCCGCCGCGCCTGTTACTTCAATCTGCTCCCCGTCCACTTTGAAATAGACGGTGCCGGCAACCTTTTGCCCCATGACTTAACTCCTTTCTCGAATGAAAAAGGCCCGCGCTTGGCGGGCCTTATGCTTGGTACTGCGTGCGCCTACGACGCGTCGGGATACTGCTGTCGGAACTGATTGAGCAGCGCCACGACGCGCAGCTGGTTGACGTAATCGGGCGGGAACAGGATGTTGACGCGGTTCGGGTTCTGAGCGTCGCGCTCGACGATCAGATGCTCCTGAAACGCTTCCATGTTCTCCACGATCCCCTCGCGCTCGAGCGCGCTGTACGCCGCGATCAGCTCGTTGCGAATAATGCTGGGCGTCACGATGGCCTGGCCGGCACCAAATCGGGTGCCATCGTTCGCGAGCTTGTGCCGGCCGTACTTGCTCGTGATACGCCCCTTCAGGAAGCGGATGATGTACGCCGACTGGTGCATCGTCTCGCTGTCGAGGTAGGAATCATCCGGCTGTCCGTACGCATTGCGCTGATAGGTCGTGACCGCCCGCTCGATCCGTACGCCGTCCACCGTGCAATACGACGTCGCAATCCCGGACCACAGGAGCGATTGCCGCTCGACCAGCAAGTACCGCTTACCCTCAGCGGGCGGCGCGATACCGGTCAGCTCGCCAGTCTGCGTCGGACGCGCGGGATCAGCGGAGATGAATACCGCCTGGCGAGCCGCGTATGCCGCGCCGACTTTCCATGCCGGTGCAGACGTCTGCACTTCGAACCCATGAACCGTGTGATGCTGGTCATTGCGCGTGCGGCCTTCCGTGACCAATTCACCCACCGTACCGCGCCGGGCCGTGTAGACATGGCCGTACAACATCTTGCTCCACGACCAGCGACCGCTGCTGTCATCCATCCACGCCTTGAACGCATCGAGCGAGGCGGTGTCGGTGAAGGTGTGATAGATGAACTCGAACTCCGCGTCACCCACCTTTGCGAGCAGGTCTTCCATGTCAGGCACGCCGGCGCCACCAGTGAGCTGGGTGATATCGAGAACCAAGCCGCCCGGCGTTCGCTCGCCGCCGGCGCTGCCGCGAAGGTTCACGCCAAGCCGAATGTCGTTTCCGAGCAAGCCCTTGAAAGTCGCAGTCAGCGTGACCTCCGAGCTGTTCTCGGGCGCCGCAGTTGCCCGCACGCTCAGTCCCTTATCGTTTACTGCGGCGGCGATCGCGCTACCGACCGCTGCAGCAGTCATGCCGCTGGCGACCGTGATCTGTACGCGGTCGTCGCCGACGTAGAAGCTCAGCACCCCTGCCTCCGTCGCCACGCCCGACACGACCACCTTGCCGGCCGCAGCAGTGCCTGCGGCAAGTTTGACCGGCAGGATCCAGACCTCGCCTATCGGATCGCTGCGGCGCCACGCCGAGTAGGCCTGCGCGAGCGGAGATCCGACACCGGCCAGGGCGCGGACTTCGCTATCCTGGCTGGCAATCACCAGCTCGGCGGGCGCGGCGGAGCTGTCATTGGCGGGCGCCATGATGAGGCGGCGCAACTGGGTCGACCCGCTGTTCGCCTGGGAGTTGTCCATCTCAGCATAGAACAACGGTACGCGCAGATCACCCGGGATCGAGTTAAAGGAGATCATTTCGTGCTGCCCCCCGCTTTCTTGACCGATCCCTGCTCGGCGACGGTCACGTCCTTGTCTTCAATGCGACGGATCCAGTACGGATCGCGCACCACCTTGCGCCCTTCGCTGGGCAGCACATCACCGCGCGCAGGATCCGGAACGGTCCGGCCGGGCGCGGGCACCACGTGAATTTCAGGTTTCGCCATGTGGCAACTCCATTCTTGCTTCATGTTCAATCCGGCCATCAGGGCCGGGCTTCTTGAGGTTTGGATCAGCCATCGGGTCAATCGCATCGAGATGCAGAGTGCCGCCCGCGAATCGCGGCAGCCGATCCCGCTCGTACTCCTCCCAGGTTTCTGCAGGCTTGCCCGGCGCGTCATCAAACGCGGCACGACCAAGCGTGAAGCCCGCAGAGAAGGAGAATCGATATACGCAGCGCGAACGGTCCAACCGCACCAAATCCCCGCCGTTGTAGATAAGTCCCTCGTATCCGTCGTCGGGCTCCCACCCTGCCAATGCGAGGAGTAGCTGCCGCCTGATTTCGTGCAACAGCTCGGCCTCGAGGTTTCCTTGATCGTCACGCGTGGCAAGTACGACGACCACGTCGATCGAATCCCGGATCTCCTGAAGATACGAAGTCTGCGATTGCGTATCGGCTGCATCATCTTCGGCCTGGATGATGTACGCCGCCGGCGGCTTCATGTGGGCCGAGCCCATCACCACGTCGGTGTCGAGCCCTCCGGCTACGCGACCTTCAAACGCCGGCACGTACTGCTTTACGTGCTCGACCACCGGAGATATCCGCATTTCGCCTCCTTACTTGAGTGCCTGAGCCAGCGCCGAAGAAAGCACCGACCGTATATTTCCGGCCTGCTCTTCCAGGGCATCCGTCATGTAATTGCCGCGCGGCTTGACGCGCCACTTCCCGTCCTTGACCTGCGCGTGACGGTCCTTGCGCCGGGGCTTTCCCGTCACCCCGTAGAAGAGATACGCGGGATAGAAGTCCTCGCCCATGGCGGGCGTCTTGAATGGCGCCACGCGGACGAGGAAGCCCGGGCGGCTCACCTTGACCGAAATGCTGCGCGCCAGCGTCCCGCGCCGGCCTGCCGGATAGTCTTGGAGCGCGGCGCCCTTGCGGATCCGCTTACGCGCCGCGACCTGCACCAGGCGACCGGCGCGTCTGAACCCTTTCCGTACCTCCCTGCGGTCAAAGTCCAGCCGCCTGTAGCTGTCCCAGCCCTCCACGTGCATTGCAGCCCGAAGGCCCGAGGGTTTAGCCATATCGCGACTCGCTGCCCAGCTCCTCCACCTCCACCACGCAGAACCGGCGAGCGCCGCCCACGTCGCTGCGGCGGCGAACGCTGTACACGATGGACTCGTGAACAACCACGCAGTCCGTATCTATGCCAGCACCCATCTCGGCGCGCATGAATATCCGATGGGTGAGCTTGTCGTCGGACTGAATGCCGTTCAGGTAGACGGCCGTGCCGACGGGCTCGATCTTGGCGTCTGCCTCGATACCCTCACTGAACTGCGGGTCAAGACCTCCGCCAGCCTGCGGTAAATCACTGCGCCGGCAGATCCGCACGACTTCACGCAGTTCACCCGGTCTCGGGAGTTTCATCCTTGCACCTCCTATACGCCGATCTCGACGCGATGAGGCCACAGCAGCGCCTCCGCGCCGCGTGGCAGCTTTGCCACCGATTGGCCAACGACCGCATCCTCCCGATGCTCGTACAGGCTTCCCACCGTGAGGAGCAGCGCTGCCTTAACATCTGCCCCAGCAATCAGGACCGCATCCTGCGACGCGCCGGCGGCTACTAGCTGCTGCCGCTCCTCCTCCGTCGCGCACAGCTTGCCGCCAAGGTACGCCTCCGCAGCAAGCTGAGCCGCATCGAGGTAGAAGGCAATGAGCTCATCGTCCACCTCCGTGCGCACACGCAAGTGGCGCTTCGCCAGCGTGAGGGCGATCAGCGCCATTTCAGCTCGCCCGACGGCGCGACCGCGTTGCCGCTTTAGCTTCAGCGTCTGCCCCGTCCTCGGCTGCGGGCTCCGAGGACTCCGGGCCGGCGCCCGTGGCAGTGGCGCTCAGCAAATCGCCGACGCCAGCATCCGCGTCAGCTTGCGTGCTCTGCGATGCCTGGAGGGGCGTGCCGTCCGCGTCGGCGCCCGGCCTCGACCCTGCCCCCACCGCCGCAGCACCGGTATCCGAACCGGGCTCCGCAGTGACTGCGGCCGCCCCATCCACGATTGCGCGTGCCCCCGCCACATCGCCGAGGTGTACCGCAATACGGTCCGCACCCTTGGTCACGGGTTCTGCATGCGGCGCCACGTCCTGCGTCGTCGATCCGCTGCCTGCACCAGCGCCGAGGGCCGCCTCGACCGAAACGATAGGCTCGGGCACCCCGCCGATGCGAGCATGCCCGAGCTGCACCAGTTGCTTGGCATGTCCGGGCGTTGTCACCAGCGCTTCACCCACCGACAACACTTTGTAGCCGTGTAGGAACGGGCGTAGCGCAATCAGAGTCATAGTCTGCGTTTTCATCACATCTCCAAAGAGAGGCCGCCCGAAGGCGGCACCGAGGTTACTGACCCGCGCCAGCTTCGGGCGCGGTGAACGCCCCGAAGATGAAGCCTTCCGGGCGCTTGACGGCCAGGCCGAGGCGTTTCTCCGCGCGGATCGAGATCAGGTTCTTTTCGAAGTCGTCGGCGTTCTCGGTTGAGATCACGACGTTTGCTTCCTCGCGGTCGAACAATTGCGCGGCGTCGCGGAAGGCGCCGGTCAGGAACTTGCCCAGGAACTGGGGGATTTCGGTCGGAACCACCGGCAGCCCCCACAGGACGGGACCCATCAGCCCCAGCGGGTTGGCCAGGATGTAGCGGCCCAGCTCGTCCTTTTGCAGCTCGATCTTGGCCCAGTCCATGAAATGCAGCACATGCCCAGTCGCGGGTACGCGAGCGAGCTGGGCTTGCAGCATTGCCAAGCGCAGGTCGTCGATGCCCGACTGCTTGGCAACCTGGAACGCCGGCACGAAAGCGGACGCCTGGGGCACGATGCCGTGCAGCGACGCGTTCGTGCCCGAGCCGAACAGGATCTCCGTCTCCTCGGCCAGGTCCAGGCCGTAGCGGGCTTCGGAGTCGATGAGGCTCGCGAGTTGCTTGAAGTCATCGAGCACCTGCTTGGACGCCTTGAACATGTGCGCGATCGTGGCGACGGCCTGAATCTTGGCCTCGAACTCGATCTCGGAGTACGGCTTTGCCGTGCCTTCGATCACGGCACGAGCCGCGTTGACGAAGCCGGTTTGCTGCACGTAGAAGATCGCGCTCGAGGAGGTCTTGCCTGGAGCGATCAGGCTGCGCACAAAAATGCGCTGGCGAGGCTTGCCAACGACGCCCAACTGGCGATCCGGTTCGACGGTGTTCGGCGGCAGATCGGAGGACAGCAGAGCAGCGCTTACCGGCACCGACAGGCGCTGGCCAGACTGGATGTTCTTGGCGAACGGCTCGAGGCGCTCAAACGCGATCACTTCGCTACCGATCGACTGGGCGGAGGTGACTTTGCCCGGTGCCGGCAGTTCGGCAACGGCCTGCTCGATCCCGGTGACCTTCGACTCGAGCTTGTCGTGGACAGTCTTGAGCGCGTTGAACTCGGTGGCTACCTTGTCAACGGAGGCCTTCATTTCCTTCGACAGGTCTCCCGCGTTCTTCGCCTCGGTCAGGGCCTTGTCGGCGTGCTCGGTGAACTTCTTATCCGCGGCCGTCAGCTTCGCGGTAACTTCTTCGAGCAACTGCTCGATGGTCTTGCTCATGAGGATGAACTCCTATCAAACGTTGGCGGCTGCACCAAATCGGTCAGTGACCGACTGCAGCGCAGCCATGGTTTCAGCCGAGACGGCCGGTTTGTTGCCGCTGGAATGCGGCGAGAACTTAAGGTCGTTGAGCACCTTGCGGCGCTCCGCGAGCGGCATGCCCTGCTTTGCAAGCGCGACCCCCACCCTGTGCAGGGCTTGCGCCTGGCGGTTCGATTCGGTGTCCTCCACCGGATCGCTTGCCAGGTATCCGTCGGCAAACCCCTGCTCAACCGCGTCAGCAGCGGTCAGCCAGGTTTCCCGGTCCATCATTTCCGCCACATCCGCAGCGGCCAGGTCAGTGCGCTGCGCGTAAATGTCGGCCATCGCGGAGTCGAAGGGCTTGAGCCATTCGGCAACCTCGGCGAGTGCGTTGCGATCACCGGCCGCCCATACCTGGCCGTTGTGGATCATGTAGAAGCCCGAACGGGCGATCTGGATCTCGTCGGCTGCCATGGCAATAAACGATGCGGCGGACGCCGCAATGCCGAGGATCTTGACGGTGACCTTGCCCTCGTATTCCCGAAGCAGGTTGTAGATCGCCAGCCCCTCAAAGAGGCTCCCGCCGGGCGAGTTGATCAGCACGTCGACGTCCTTGCCCCCAATTGAGCGCAGCCCCGCCGAGATGCGTCTTGCCGTCACGCCCTCGCCAGTCCAGGGATCTGCGCCGATCGGCTCGAAAATCGTGATCGACGCATCGGTCTTTTCGTTGGCGGCCACAGAGATCGATGGGCGCCACGACTCCATCGCTCGAGCGCTCAGCTCGAATCCCACGCCGGCGCGAGCGCCGACAGCCGGCGCAGCCGGCATATTCTTCTTTCGCATGAAATTTCCTTAGACAGCGTCGGCCGTTGCGGCCGACTCCTCTACTGCACCAAGCCACGCCTTGAAAGCAGCTCGAACCCGTTCGCTCTCGGCGCCGACCTCCCCGAGCTTTGTCAGCGCGACGAGGTTCGCCTGCACCGTGTATATCTCCCCGCCCTCGATAGGCGCGAGATTCTCCTTGGCCCGCACCTCGTTGCGACTCAGCCAGCCATCCTGCAGCCCGAAGCGGTAGTACGCGGCGCGGCCGGCACTGTCAGCACGCAGCAGCCCTTCGACTGAAAACTCCGCGAACACATCGCCCGCGCCTTCATCCTCGACCAGGCATCGCAGGATCTCCTGCTCGATGTTGACCAGCAGCGGACGCAGGCAACTTGTCAGGAAATGCAGGTTCTGACTTTCAACGCTCGAGGCCCAGCTGCTCTGCTTATCCATGTGCCCGATCATGAAAGGCGGGACACCAAACCACCGGCAGATTTCCTCAACGTTGTAGGACCGCGTTTGGAGCATCTGAGCGGCTTCCGGATTCATCGTGATCCCGTGATACTCCATGCCGGCTTCGAGGACCATGAGCTTGCCCGCATTTTTCGACCCGACAAACTTGTCGACTTCCTTGCGGACCCGCTCTCGCTGGCTATCCTTCAGCAAGCCGCCCTGATGCGTAATGAACCCGGATGACTGCATGCCGTTCTGAAACACTTTCCCGGCGGCTTCGTCTGCCGCCATCGCGGACCCGATCACGTCTCGGCCGAACTGCACCGGATGCAGGCCGGCGACGCCGTCAACACCAAAGCCTCGGATGTGCATCACATCGTCCTCGCGGATCGAACGCTGCTTTCCATTTTCCGTGTACGTGTACTCGAGACGCCCTGTGTCGCCGCGACGCACGCGCATGTTCTGCGGCAGCAGCGGCAACAGGGACACCACGCGCCTACCGATGCGGCGCTTCTCCACGAACGCGTTGCCGCGCAGGAGAATGCTTGCCACCACAAGATTTATGAAGCGCGAGGGCGTCATTTCCCGGTTCGGCCGTCGCGCCAGGAGTTGATACAGATCATGGTCCTTTGCAAGCTCGCGCGATCCGTCGGCCTTGGTTCGGTAGACCCGCAGCGGCAGCGTCGCCACCGTCGTAGACAGCAGCCGAACGCAGGCCATGACCGAAGAGAGCTGCAATGCGGCGTCTACCGTCACTGACTTCCCGCTGCTCGAAGTGCCCATCCAGTCGCGCCAAAACTCAGCGCTCGTTAACTGGATGGGCAGGCCGAGCCAGTCAAGCAGCGCAGCTCTGACTCGACCCGGCTTCTTTTCCTTTGCCATTACACGCCCGCCATAATTGGGTTATCTGAAAAACCGTCTCCGTCCTCCGGCACGTGAACGGCCGCTCGGCTCAACGCGAGCACGGTCGCAACCGCTGGATCGATTCGACCCTTCTGCTTGGACTTCTTCTTGTCCGGTCTGAAGTTTCCGTTGGAGTCAAACAGGAGGGACACGTTGCCGACCGCCGATCGCAGCGCCGCGTTGCCGCCATGAACGATGCGCTTGCTGTAAATGAGCTCCTCGAGTTTCTTGGAGCCCGGGTACATGCCTTGTGTCGTCTGAGGCACTTCGACCAGTGTGATTTCCTCCTCTGCTAGCTCATTGGCCAGATGCGTCGCGTTCCACGTGTCATACGCCAGCTCGACCAGGTCGAACATCTTTGCCGCGTGCAAGATCTGCGCCTTCATCGGCTTGTAGTCGACGACGTCGCCGTCGGTTACGTGCAGCCACCCCTCCGCCTCCCATCTGCTGTACGGTGCTGCGTCCGCATGCTCGGCTTCCTCCACCTTCGCGCGCGGGCAGTACGTCCACACGAGCACGTACCAATTTGGATCGCCATCCACAGGCGGGAAGACCAAAGAGAACGCTGTCAGGTCGCGCGTCGCAGAAAGGTCCAGCCCGCCGAAGCATCGCCGGCCCAACAACTCGCGGATCTTCACCTCAGCGGCACCCTTGTCCCACTGCGCGATATCTATCCATCCCTCGGCATCGTTGCACCAAAGGTTCAAGTCCTTCGTCTTGAAGTTCGCCAGCGCAGACGGTAGTGCCTTCGCCTTGCGCGCCATGTCGCGCATGTAGTCCAGGGTCTTTGACCGGCCCAGGCCTGGATTCGCCTTGACCCACACCGCCTCATCGAACGGGTCGTCATCTTTGTCCAGCGTGTAGACGTAGCCGAAGAAACTGTCGTCCTCTCGCTCACCCCGCAGCAATGAGATCAGGTACGACCTAACCTCGGTGCAAATGCCGTCGAGGATGAATCCCGCAGTAGTGATCGCGGAAAGCAACGGCTGCTCTCGCGCCCCGAAGCCTGATTCGAGAACGTCCCATTGTTCGCGCGACCGCTGGGCGTGCAGCTCGTCGTACAGCACGGCAGACGGGTTAAAACCGTCCTGCGCATCTGCGTTGCTTGCGATCGGCTTGAACACTGACGCGCCCGCCTCGATGCGCTCCTGATTCTGGCCTTCAAAAATCCGGAACGACCGAGCAACTCCTGCTGACTTCTTTGCCCACTTTCGGAAGTTCTCAAACGCCGGTCTAAAGACCGTCATCGCCTGCTCGCGCGTCGTGGCAACCGCATACACCTCGGCGCCAGGCTCACCGTCCATCATGAACAGGTACGCACCCTGCGGCGCCTTCCACGTCGACTTTCCGTTCTTGCGCGCAACCTCTTCGTAGGCACGCGTGAATCGTCGAAAACCTGAGCCAGCTTTGCGCCAGCCGTATAGCACTGCTGTCCAGAACTTCTGCCAGGGATCGAGCAAGATCGGCTGCCCAGCGAGTCGCCCTTTCACGTGAACAAAGTACTTTTCTATGTACTCGATCATGTGCCAGGCGTGAGCGGGGCTGAAATACAAACCTCGTTTTGCAGACGTCTGCAAATCTCGGTAGTGCCGCTCGACCGCCAGCATCACCAGCTCGCCGACCACCAGCTCGCCGCGCAGGACTGGCACGCCATACTCTCGGTCCCAGGTCTCCCAGGACTCCTCGGGAGGGATGAGCTTTAGGCGGCGCTTGGGCGGCTTCGGCCGTGCTCGACGAGATCTCCGAACAGATCGTCCTGGCCGCCCTCCCCGATCTTGCTCTCCTTGAGCCGGGCCTCGACTTGAGACATTACCGTCATACATGCTTCAGGCAGATCCCGTTTGAGTTGCTCGGCGTTCTTACGCTCGTTGTAGCTGTGCGGCAGCTCGTAGCGATTTCCGTTTTCGGAGATCGCATAACGGCCTTCCTTTTCACACAGCGCCCGGTCCGACACCCATGCGCGAATGCACTCGACCAGCAGCGTGAGCTGCATGCCCGCTGCGGTGATATCCCGCTTGCTGGCGATGAGCTGGTCGCACAACCAGATGTAGATGCGCCGCCAATCGGCGTCGACTTCCATTGAGGGAGGCGGCATCGGCAGGTCGACGTTGAACTTCGGTGAACGCCAGACCTTGGACCCTCCCCCGCCTTGAATGACCCCCAAGGGAGGCTTTGTTTGATCCATCGTGACTCCAAATGTTGATGAGGGGCCACGCGAAGCGTCTGCTGTGCTTTCGATGCGTTAGAGAGGCTGCTATTTCACCCCTCCCCCCCTTTTCCGAACCTTTCCCATAAAAATTCGACTGGGCGCTCGGTCCCGACGCAAATCGACGCGACTTTTGACCCCCCTACCCCTCCCGGATCGCCCCGTGCAGACGTCTGCACCCTGCTCGCCTACTCGACTCGCCTCCGGTTGCCGAACGCGCCGTCCTCGCGCGCCGTCTTGCGCGAGTGGCACCGCCAGCACAGCGGCTGCCAGTTGGCGCGATCCCAGAACAGAGCGCGCGCCGTTGCGATGCGGTCCGCATCTTCCGAGGCCAGCGCCTCCGCCAGCCGGTGCGGCACGATGTGGTCAGTAACCTCTGCGGCAGTCACCCGGCCCCGAGCGGAGCATGCACAACACAACGGGTTTTTTCGCAGAAAGCCCTGGCTGGTCTTCGCCCAGCGATAACCGTACCCCCGGCTGGCGGCGCTTCCCCGCTCGCGGTCCTTCTCGCGCGCGGCTTCCTGCTGTGCAGGCGCATGACGCTCGCAGTAGCCGCCGCCGCGCACAAGCGATGCACACCCCGGATGCAGGCAGGGACGAGGACGAGCTACAGGCATGAAAGCACCAAAAGAAAAGGCCCGGCGTGAGGGCCGGGCCTTGATGGTGGAGCGCTTATGACGCAAGCTCCGCAGGAATGTAGCGGATACTAGCAGGCGTCAGGCTACATCAAGTAATTCTAAGTGTTACCGCGCAAGCGTTCGGCGAGTGCCTTGCGCGCACGAAACCACTCATCAATTCTGAGATCAGCCTGGGCGAGCCGTCGCTGCAAAGTGATCTTGGTGATGCCGAGCTCTTCGGCGATACCTTCGAGCGTACCCTCCGACGTATGCCAAGTTAGAACCGCCGCTTTCAATTCTTGCGGCAATCGCGCGACCGCGTCGTCCGTGATCCCGCACTCGATGTTGTCGATCGGCACATGGGACCGCTTGCGGCCGCCCTGCGCTACCGCGTCAGCCAAGCGCGCAAGGACGGAGCCGCCAAAACGTGAGGAGCCGACGAGCTGCCATACGCCCCACTGATCGAGCCGCTCGCGTACCCACGGAATGCGCTGCAGGCCGCTCACGATTGCCCCCCGAACCGCTCGCGCTCAACGATCGCCTGCTGGATTCGGGAACGGTACTGCTCTGCCGACTCACCAGGCCGCGCCGACCCTATCCCAACTTCACGCCCCTTCAGATCCATCAACGCATGCGACGTCCACCAGCCCGGCCCGCGCGCCGCCTGCGCAGCAGGGCGCGGCGCGGGAATCTCAATCTCGTCCTCCCACCGCGCGCCGTTTAGCCACGTCGCAGCATGCGGAATGAATTGCGCGCCGGCGCGCGTCGCGTTCCAGAATCGCACATGCTTCGGCACGGCGTCGATCGCCGCCTGCCGCTGTCGCGCCTTCAACTTGGACCATGCCCGCTCCGCATCTTTCTTGGAGACCTTCCTCGGCCACAGAGACCAGAACGACGCGAAGTCCGGGCCTTCCGCCGCAGATTTTCGGCCCGCGCTCGCGGAATTTTCTTGCATGCTCAGAGTAAATGCTGTCATGTGATATCTCAGCTGGTGAGAGGTTTCGATCATTGCTTCGTTGGTGAGATGGGTGCGAATGGGCAGAGCTCCCCCTACCCGCCTGTGGATAACAGGAGCAATGCCCACCCTTGCATTTGCCTCGCCGGAGCCGACGGTATGCATCAGGGCGTCCTGGCGGATGTACGCCCCAGGACTCGGCCAGACTGTCAGCACCCGTACAGGCACTCCTACCCGCGCTCTAGCCTTTCGCACCCACGCTGCCCCTTGGGATCGGTTTGGGGCACTACACCGAGGGATAACCGCGTATTCAGCCTCTTCGTCCCTCGGCTGCAACCACTCACGGCGGCTGACTTTGCTTTTTGATTTGCATGACCTCTCCATGACGCCAGAATGGCTGGCGAGCGGGATCCGGGCGCCCACTGGCGTCCAGTCGTGATGGGTGATTGCGCGGCAGCGCCACCAGGTAGGCCACAGAACTCCCGTCTGTGGTCTCAACCACAACGATCAAATCGTGGTCAGGGATGCGCCTACACGCGCCCTCGAAGTCGACTAGGCGCATCAGCTCGTCCCGGCTGTAGTTCCGCTTTCCGCAATCGAAGTAGTGCGCCGAACCAGGCGGGCCACGACCGAGTGCCGGCGCGCGACCTCCATGCGCGGGCGGAGATCTCGCCGCTTCGCGGTGCGGCTGGCGGGGAGCACGGGGCGGCGCGTTTCCGAACAAGTCACGCGCCATCGCGCCTCCCCAGGTGCAGTTCCTTCCAGCGCACTGAATGCGTAGACGGCTCCGGTGCCTTCGTCGCGTAGACCGCCACAGCGCGCCACGCACCTCCCTCCGACACTGTTGAGTCCACGCGTATGAGGCCCGCTGTGCGCAGCACGTAGCACGCGACGACTAGCTGTCGCACGGGCAAGCCAAACTCCGCCGCCATCCGCGCAGCGGTACATGGCCCAACGCTTAACCGGGAGAGGATCCGCCTTGAAAGAGGACCGAGCGGCCTAGCCATACCCGGCGCTCCGACGAAAAGGAGTGGACTCAGTCGTCATCGTTGGTCTCCGCGACCCGTACCGTGACGCCCTGTTCAGCGGCGCGCTGCACATTGCGGACAAGGCGCAGGAGAAGCTGCACCTCTGCGTATGCGATCTCTGCAATTTCGTCAGCTTCGCGCGGTGCGATACGCCGATCCGAGATCGCTCGCGCGAGAGCACCCGATATCAAGCCGCCCTGCTGCGTCAGCTCGAATCCTTTTTGGACAATGGCTGTTATCTCGCACGGCCAGCGACCACCTGTAGGTGGCGCATCAAGCTCAATTGCGACCAGGCCGAAGCGCGCGCAAAGGGCCTTCAGCCAGTCCAACGCGTACTCATCGGCGGCGCGATCCCGGAGTAAGTACTCGGTAATCAGCTCCGCGTCTTCAATCGACATACGCTCATTCGGTGCAGTCCCGTCGAGGCGCTTGTACAGCGTCTTGGCGGCGATCTTGCGGTCGCGATTGCCCGCCGCCCAAACGCAGAACCCCTGCACGCCATCGGACGCGCGACGCAAGGCGTTGTAGAGCGCCCCGCGCCAGTGGCCGCTGCTATGTCGCTTAGTCATGTCTGACCGCCCCACCTTGGCGAGAGGATGACCAACGCACCGCAGCCGATGGCATCACCCGAAAATCAACCTTTTTTCTCGTATGCATTGCGGAATTCCCGGCGTACGCTTCCTTCCACTGGCTTAACGAATGCGAAGGAGAAGCGCTGTGAGTTCTAAGGTCTTGGATAACTTGGATGGCACCGAACCGGCGATCGTCTACAGCGCCATCGAGAGGCAACTGCGCAACCGCCTTCGGCTCGCGCAGCGCATCGCTCTTGACGAGACAGGCGCCGGCTCTCCGGAAGTTGTCGCAGCGGTGTTCGAGCAGTTGTGCTTTCGATACGACGAGGCGAACCCTCCGGTTACGCACTGACGAAACCTCAAGGCAATAGGTCAAGCTGCCTCCCATTGCTGGCAGTCGCACGACGGAGCACCCACCACTCAACATCTGGGCAAAGCTCCTCGCAACGAACGCCCGTCAGGCGCTCGATCTTTGGGCAATGCTTGGCGGGCGTGCCGCGCCCGTCGAGCTTCCATTGGTGAAACGCCCCTTTCGACACGCCGAGCTCGGTCGCTAGCCCTTGGGCCGAACCGAAAATCTGTGCCGCGCGGTCGAGAGGATGAATAGAAGAGGTATCCATAATGCCGCGAAGTATAGATTCTCTAGACTTTCTTGGTCAAGAAACTCTAGCCCTCCGAGGTATAGGGATTCCATACACTGGCCTCATGAACATCGGCGAATGGATCCGCGCTGCGCGAAAGGCTGCAGGCATCAATCAAGAACAGTTGGGCGAGTCTCTCGGCGTCACTAAAGGCAACGTCAGCGCTTGGGAAAACAACCGCCACGAGCCCAGCTACTCTCAAATGCTCAAAATTGCAGAACGCGCCGGCTGGCAGCTTCCCCTGCCCGGTCTGTCGATGGGCATTGCAGACTGGCCATTCCGCCGGATAACGGCTTCCCAGTTGCATAGCCTGCCCGCCGAGGAGCTCATCCGCGCGGAGGCCATGGTGGAAGTTGTGGTACGTGAATGGCAGAGCAACCGCGACAAAAGCGACGGCGACCCCCTGCCGACCGGAACCCACGGTCGTTAAAGTCTGCCGCATCGGTAACGTCTACCACGGCGCGCCTTTTGGCCGCCGTTCATTTGTCCTGCGTGTATCCGTAGACGACAAGCCTCGTCAAAACCACTCAAAGAATCCCGCGACCGACCCTTCGCGAGACCACACACGCCCAAAGGTATAGATTTCCTTGACTGAAAAAGGATAGGTTTTCTATACTCGCGCCGTTGACCTTTTCAACGGAGCCCCAGCGTGAACCCCTTTAACGCCCCTGACGTCCAGATGTCTGCCGACTGGTTGGCAGGCGAATTCGCCGTCGAGATCCGCGCGTACCTTTTCCTGGTCCAGCGCCATTGCCTGGCCTGCCGCCTGGTCGGCAGCATTCCCCACACCTTTCGCGAGTCAGAAACCCAGGCATACCTGTCTGCTCTGGTCGAATTCGCTGCCCGCGTCCTCCCGGCCGCCAATCTCCGCGATATCGAGTGCGCAGCCCTTGGCGCTCACCACGAAGCCCGGTTTCTGCTCCGCCGTACGTGGGCAGCAGTAAACGAACGCCGGAGGGGCTGAGCCATGGGCATCAAGATCAAGGCAACCGCCTGCCTCTCACTCGCCGCAGCCACCGTTGTTACCGCCATTGCTGCCCTGTTCTCGCTCGCGCAGATAACGGTCACCAACGACGAACGCTTGCTCAAGGCGGACGACGACCGGCGCGAGCGCATGATCGCTCGCGCATGCGAACCGAGGGGCAAGCTCTACCGCGAGCCCAGCTCCGGATCCTACGCCTGCGTCTTCACCAATCCCGACGGGGAATCGCTCATTCAAAACCTCCCTGACGCGCCCTATCTGGATGCGTGGGAGCCGGCGACTCCTGGCGCATACGTCGCACGCAGGTGATTCCATGCGATCGCAACCGTCTCGGGAAGACCTCCTCCTTGCCCTGCGCGAGGCCAACTGCCATCTCGACCTTGAGACGGCCATGTCTATCCCCGCCCTTGCGATCGCCCTGACCAACACGGCGGAATCGTTGGCCCGCCGCCGAGCTGCCCCCATCAGGGACAGGCTCAAGCGCTACGTCGGCAAGGCCGACTGGCGCTCCCTCGCCGCCAATGACGACTAGAACCGGATCAATCATGACTACCTCACTCTCCGACAAGATTCTGCAGGCGCTCGCTCAGCACGGTCGCCTCAACACTCGCCAACTCGCAGCCAAGATCAGCTCCGACACGAAGAAGACGACGCAACTGGTGAGCTTTATGCGCACCAGCAAGAAGCTCAAGACCGACGGCGAGATCGACGGGCTCGCGGCCTACAGCCTTACCGACCTCGGCCAGTCCCTGATCCGGCTCGACAGCCCGGCACTGGCATCGAGCCCGCGCTCGATCGACGACCTCGCAGACGCTCAGATGCGTCCGCCCAAGGTCGCGACCAGCAACCAGCAGCCGATCGAATCCACGTCATCCAGCCCCGCACAACCTGAACGCGTCGCGGAGACATGGACGCCCAGCACGCGCCCTCCAATGCATCCCGGCCGGGCGAAGGCGATGAAGTTCGGCATGCTCAGCACTGGCGAATTTCTCATTCTGATCGACGAGCGGCCGATCACCATCCCTGCCGCGGACGTGCCCCTCATGCGCGCGCAACTCAATGCCGCACCGACCGGGATCGCGTAATGAACGCCCGCCCGATCGAAATGCGCGCACAGGCAAAGCGCCAGATCTCCGCTGCACGTGCCTTTATCTCTTCCCTGCAGACCCTCGCGCTGCGCTCCGGCGCCGCCGCCCATGACCGCGACGAGCTCGCCCAGCAGCTGCAGCGCCTGGAAGTTGAGACCGAAGGCCTCGCCCGCATCGTCTACACCGGCGTCGCGCCGGATAACCACCAAGCCTAGGACACACCATGACCGCCGAAACCACCGTCGCTGTTGCCACCGAGACCGCGCAATCCGCCGATTGGGAACTCACGGAAGATTCGCCCCGCGAGTATGTCGAGGCGATGTACTCGCGCGACGACGTCATTCCGTCCAAGACCAACCCGCGTAAGCGCTTCGATCAGGATGCCCTGCAGGAGCTCGCCGGCAGTCTCCGCAAGCACGGCATCTTGCAGCCGATCCTCTGCCGCGCCCATCCCACCGAGCCCGGCAAGCTGGAGCTCATCGCGGGCGAGCGCCGTTGGCGCGCGGCGGGGATAGCCAAGCTGGCACAGGTGCCGGTCCGCATCATCGTCGTCGACGACCTCGAAATGCTTGAACTGCAGGTGATTGAAAACCTGCAGCGGCAGGACCTGCACCCGATTGAGGAAGCGGAGAGCTATGAGGCCTTGCTCGCGGCGAACAAGGACAACCCCGAGTACGGCGTCAACGAAATGGCGCTGCGCCTCAAGAAGTCCCGCGCCTATATCTACGCCCGCCTGAAGCTGTGCGACCTGCAACCGGAGGCACGCACCGCGTTCTACGAGGACCAGCTCACCGCCTCCGTCGCGCTTCTCGTCGCGCGAATCCCGGTGCGCGAGCTGCAGCTCAAGGCGCTGCACGAAGTGACCACCGGCGAAACGGAGGAGTACTACTCGGGCGATGACGGTCCCATGTCTGCCCGCCGAGCAGCTGAGCATATTCAAGACAACTACATGCTCGAGCTCAAGCGCGCAGTGTTTCCGATCGCCCAGGCCGACCTGCTTCCGACGGCCGGCTCCTGCACCAGCTGCGTGAAGCGCACCGGAGCGCAACCGGAACTGTTCTCGGATGTGGAGAGTGCAGACGTCTGCACGGACCCTACGTGCTTCGACCTGAAGAAGCAGGCCCACATCGCCAAGCTGACCGAAGCCGCCAAACAGGCGGGTCAGAAAGTCATTCAAGGAAAGGAAGCGGAAAAGATTTTCCCGGGCGAACATTCGTACCCTCGCGGCTACGTCAAGCCCGACGCGAGCGCCTGGCAGCACAACACGGGCGATAAGTCCTATGCCGAAGTCCTCGGCGACGATCTGCCCCCCACCGTGATGGTCGAGAATCCGCACACCGGCGAGCTAGTCGCTATGGTTCCGGAGAAGGCGATCATCAAGGCGCTGGCCGACAAGGGCATTAAGTCCAGCCAGGACGCACACCGGGAACAGATGAAGAAGGGAGAGGAAAAGGCGAAGCTCGAGCGGACCTCGCGCCGCGCGACGCTTGAGCGCATCCACGAGGCAGTCACCGAGCGCATCAACGCTGGCGAGACCCTCAAGCATGAAGATCTGCTCATGATCGCGCAGGCTTCCATGGTGCGGCTGTGGCACGATCACAGGCCGACCGTATGCCGCCTTTGGGGATGGGACCCCAAGAACCACGACGAGGTGCGAGCAGGAATCGACGGGCTTTCCGCCGGCCAGCTGGCCCTGCTGCTCATGGAGATCGCGATCGCGCCGGAGCTGGCCGTCAACTCCTACTCCACGAATGAACCGACCTATCTGGTCGCCACCGCCGAGCGATACGGCGTCGACCCGAACGCGGCCAAAAAGGAACTCCGCGCTGCCGCACGGGAGAAGGCAAAGCCCAAGACGCAGAAGGCTGCGAAGCCTGCGACCAAGAAGGTAGCCGCCAAGGCTCAGCCCGACCAGGCCGAAGAGACGGCGGCGGCACAGAGCGACGCCGCAGCGCCGAAGGCGGCAGGCACGCGCGCAAAGAAGACTACCTCGCGCACGAAGAAGCCCTCTCCGGCGCCGACCGCTGGTGATACCACGACGGATCAGATGGACGCACAGCCGGACGTCAGCGCTACAGCCGCCACTGGGAGCGAACAACCGGCCACGCCTGCGAAGAAGCCTGCTAAGCGCGCGCGCAAGGCATCCACGCAGCCGCCGGCAGCTGATGACAAACCGCAAGGTGCCGCCGACGAGCCGGGCATCGCAGCCTATGACGACAGCCACTGGCCCTATCCGAAAAATGAATTTAAACGAATGGGAGACGAATCTTGAACCGCGAACGCTTCCTCGCCACCAACTCGGTACTGTTACTTGCAGCCGTTGTTTGGCTCGCCTGCGCCATCGTCGCGATCATTGCCGGTAATCCCCTCCACGCCTCCATCGCCGTAGCGGCCCTGATCGGCGCAAGCGCGTTGGCATGGCACGCTTGGCATCAGCAAATGCCCGACTCCGATGGCTGCGACGTGATTCCGCCCGCAATCGCTATCCACGCGGCGCTGGTGCAGCGGGATGAAGATGGCTACTGGACCCACCCGAGCATGCCCCAATTCGAGGAAAGCGAGGCGAAGAAAGGCCGCGCCTGGCTGGAAGCGACGGGTCTGGAAACGCATGTTGCATACCTGGAGGACGAGGCGCTCGACCATCCCGCATGCGTACGCTACTGGGGAGACGAGGGATCTTCGGACGTTAGCGACTGGGAACCGCCTAGACCCCAAGGACGCGGCTGGTTTGTGCTGTCGATCCATGACACCGAAGACTGGGGACCGATATGCGCCTGGGCGCGCCACAAGGAGCCGACATGAATGACCTGAAGAAAGCCGCCCATATCGCAGCGCTCCGCAACCTGCGCCTGGGCGTAGAGATGGACCGCCACAACCTGGATGATGGCGATGCCAAGCTGGCGGCGCTCGACACCGCCATCGATGCGCTGCGCGCCCCTGTAGCCGATGAGCGGGCGGCGTTTGAATTCTGGATGACCACGCAAGGCCTTGGCGTGCAGCGCGACGGCGACTCTTACTTGTTTACCTATGCTCAACGCGCTTGGGCCACTTGGCAAGCCCGCGCCGCCCTGGCAAGCGCCCCTGTAGCCTCGGCCGAAGTCATGGATGCGCTGGACTGGGTCGACGACTTCATAGCCCGCGGCAATCGCGATGGTCGCGGTTCGTGCGACTCCGTCAACGTCCTGCGCCGCGCCCTGGCAAGCGCTCCTCTAGCCGAGGAGGCGCAATCACAGGCCAAGTACCAGCGGATGTTCGTGGCTGCCTGCGAAGCGCTCGCCGCCATTAGCGAAAGGCTGGGCCTGGACCCCAACGACGGGGAGCCGGACGTCATTCTCTCGGCGATTGGCGAACTGATGGGCCGGGCGCATGATGCCGCGCCCCAGGCCAGCGAGGCGGAGCGCGATGCAGCATTCGAAGCCGTGCGCAAGCGCCTGTGCGCGATTCCTAGGTACAGCTTTTACCTGGACGACGACGGAGTCGTGCGCCGCGTGGAGGGCTGCAGTGGCAACTGGATCGAATTCGACGCTGCGCATGAACTGTTCGACCCGGTAGCCGTGGACGCCGCCCTGTCCGCGCAACCGGGCGCACAGAAGGAGAGCCGCGATGCGTGAGCGCCCTATTCTGTTCAGCGGCCCGATGGTGCGCGCCCTGCTGGCCGGCACGAAGACACAGACGCGGCGAATCGCAAAGCCGGTCAAGCACCCCGACCTTGGCAACCTGTACGACGCCGGCGCGCTGGTGCTTGAGCGTGAGCCGCAGCACGTCATTGAGCGCGCATGCCCCTACGGAAGGCCCTTCGATCGGCTTTGGGTGCGTGAGGCTTTCGCAGACGTCGGTTGCCGCCTCACTTACCGTGCGGACACGAACGACGGTGCGCACTGCATGGTGAAGCGCTGGACGTCCAGCATCCACATGCCGCGCTCGGCATGCCGCCTGGTGCTCGATATCACGAGCGTGCATGTGGAGCGGCTGCAGGACATCAACGAGGCCGACGCGATCGCCGAGGGCGTCGGGCTAAATCCGCCCGCTGAGGGCGTGCGCGTGACCACGCCAGAGTGCGAAACCCTGCCGCGCGTCATGTTCCGCGCGCTGTGGGACCAGATCAACGGCGCGGGTGCCTGGGACGCAAACCCCTGGGTGTGGGTAGTGAAGTTCCGCGTCCTAGCCCAGCCTATGAACCAACCCGGAGGTGCTCACCATGCTTGAGAAAGCCCGAATCGAGAGCATCATGCGTCGCTATCGTTGCAGTCAAGAGGATGCGTGGCTTTACCTTGACATGCGCGATGAGGGTTACAGCCGGTACCAGGCCGCAGTGCTGGCCGGCATAGCAGATCCCCATGAAGATAGCAGCGCGCAAGGAGGTAGCGATGGTCACGCTGCATGAGGACCAGCTGCGCGAGATGCTCGAGGAGGCGGCGCGACGTGGCGCGCACACCGCCTTTGAAGAGCTGACGCTGTACCACCTCAAGGACGCTTGCACGCGCCTGCGTATGAGCTACAACACGCTGCAAAAGCGGATCCACGAAGGAAAGATCCAGACAGTCGACGGCCGGATCACCGGCGCGGAGATCCGGCGATATCTCAAGCTCAACTAGTCGAGCTGGGCGGCGATGGTGGACGCGTGAGGGTTGTAGTAGACCATCGCCATCGCCGGATTTTTCCATCCGAACATCTTGCACAGATCCAGAATGTGCAGTTTCTTCGCCAGCATGGTCGCGGCGGTGTGGCGCGTATCGTGGAAGGTGAAGCCCTCGAGGCCGGCGCGAGCCCGGTACTTTCTGAACAGCGCATCAAGCGTGGCAGTGGTCAGCCCGAGCACTCGCTCGTCATCCCAGCCCTTCGCCCTCTCCAATAGCGCAAGCGCACGTCGCGACAGAGGCACGTTGCGCGGATCACCATTCTTAGTCACCGGCAGGTGTGCGTGCGCCTGGTAAACGCGCTCCCAAGTCAAGCCGCACAGCTCGCCGGCGCGCATGCCTGTGCGCAGCGCAGTCAATGTGGCCAGCGCCACGGCTTGCGCCACGGTCTCGATGCGCCTGGCGCGCGGTCGATGCCCCATCTTGCGAAGGATGAGACGCAGCTCCCACCAGGCGATGACCCGCTCGCGGTGCTTTCCTTCGCGCGGCTTGCGAATGTCCTTGCAGGGATTGGTCTTCGCCCAGCCCCACTCGAGGCGGGCCGTCTCAAACACGGAAGAGAGCAGCGTGAGCTCACGCAGGACCGAGGAGTCTTTCAGCTTGAGCCCGCGAACGTCACGAAAATCAGCAATGTGCTGCGGCGTGACGTCTGCGAGCGGTGCATCTAAGGGCAGGCGATAGCTTGGCTGCTCAAACGCGGCCAGCCGAATCTGCTCCCACCGCTCGCCGCGCTTGTTAATGGAGACCTCTTCACCGTAGCGCCGCAATGCATCGCGCAGGGTCTTGATCTGGCCAGGATGCTTAGTCTTCCCTTCCTTGATCTCGAGCTCGCGTCGGGCGCCCCACTCAACGGCCTCGCGCCGCGTGGGGAAGACTTGGCTATCCCTTACGCCGAGGGTTTTAACCTGCGCCCTGTAACCTTTCGGTGTCTTCTGGATGCTCGCCAT